AAGTCACCAATTTCGTCTGCGGTTAAGAAAACCCCATCTTCGAGGTCTTTAAAGATGCGTTCCAAATGTTGTTGGAAGCTGTGAAAGTCTTGATCTTGCTCACTCATACGAGTTCTCCTTAATTAACACGGCACATACCGTAAGACCATATTAAGCCAGCTTAAATACAATGTCAACACTTTATTTGTAAATTTGTTGTTTATTTGTTAAGATAGCTGAATGGATAAAACTTCTACAAGAGCAATGATCGCCCTATTGGGTGGGCCTACAAAGGTGGCAAACCTAGTAGGAGTAAGCGTTCCAGCGGTGTCTATGTGGCAAAACGGCATTATTCCCTATGACAAGCTAGTAATCTTAGCCGCCACGCTAGAAAAAGAAAGTCACGGTTTATGGTCAAGAAAAAGCCTTTTTCCGCTTTCTTACAAAATGATATGGCCTGAGATTGAATAACATTACCCTGTGCTGTATTGATTCGGCACAGCCTGACAAAGCCCAAAAAACAATGGACAAGTGCAAGGAATACTTTAATTTTGGCGGTGAAGTTTTTATAAATGACCCCCAAATCAATAGTCGCCAAGCATATAGCAAATTTATCATTCAAGAATTGCATAAGCATATCCATACGGATTTTGTTTTAATAGTTCAATGGGATGGGTACATTATTAACCCTGACGCTTGGAATGACCAATTTTTAGAATATGACTATATTGGGGCGGTATGGCCGTGGCATCCTATGGGTAGACGGGTAGGCAATGGTGGCTTTAGCCTACGCTCAAAGCGGCTTTGTGAGCTAACCGCCAGCCCTGATTTTGTATATACAGATCACAATGAAGATGACCAAATTTGCCACTTAAACAGGGTTTTTCTTGAAAATCAGGGTATTAAATTTGCACCTGAAGAATTGGCTAGATATTTTAGTTTTGAGCGTGAATTGTCCAATATTAAGACTTTCGGCTTTCACGGGGATTTTAATTTTGAAAAACTTGGGTTATACTAGACAGGCAGAGTGAAGTCTGTTTAGTAGTTACCCATAAGCCAAGACCCCTTCGGTCTGATCTGAGTGTTTACTAAATGGAATTATGGGCATTTATTAAGCAACTTCACCTTAGATCAGTCCCAAGGGGTTTTTCTATTTCTGCCGTACTCCAAACGATATTAAGCACTTAAATGGGTGGCGTGGAATAAAGCATGGGCTGGTTTACACCTGACAGCAAGCCCCGTAGCGTTGAGTGGCGACTACACAAGATACAAGGACAATGGTGACAGACAACCTTGTAATCGAATGAACACTACCTTCGGGAGCATTAGTTCGGGACACATCCTGAATGGATGGGGTGCTATCACCTTTGGGACAGCTATTGCAAAAAAACAACAGTTAGGGAAAACACCTATAAATAATTAGATATTATTAAGCCTACTTAACATATACTTTCAGCATGGAAAACTTAATGTTAATTTTCTCTGTTGGAATATTTGCCATACTTGGTGCGGTAATGTTCCTTTTGTTTGTCATTCTTTATTGGGTAAAAACATGACTTGGAACTTACGATTAGTAAATATGAGTAGTCCCTATGAGGATTACTTTGAAATCCGTGAGGTTTATTACGACAACATGGGTAAACCCATTGCACACAGTAAAGCCGCTATTGGTGGGGAAGATAGACTAGAAGTCGATAGATACATTGAACTGGCTAAACTGGCACTTGATAAACCTATTTTAAAGTTTGCAAACCATGAAGATACAAGTAAAGATACTGAAAGAGAATAAAGATGGATCGGCCAACGCTGAAGTTATCTTTGACAAAAAGGGGCTCGAAGTCCTTATCCAATGGGGTACTGTCGCTTTGCTTACCAAAGCAATTGATGAGTACGCAGTTAGACCTGAAGAAGTTTCAAAACCTACTAAAAGAAAGAAAGTAAATGAACCCTTATTTACAGGAAATCTTGCATCAAATAAGCCTAAGATTAACCGAACTCGAAGCAAAAAATAAAATGCTTGAACTAGAATCTGCGGCACTACGGGAACAAGTTATGGAACTAGAGCATGATAGAAACTTTAATTAAACCCCAGCCGCTAGATAACGACATTGCTGTAATGAAGATATTGCAATTGTTGGGTCAATTATCTTTAAACGACATTCAATACATTTTAAAATTGATTTTAAAAATCTACGGAAAAATACAATGACCTTTGCTCTTTTCTATGGATTGTATCCCCGTAAAATGGCCCGTAAAGACGCTGAAAGGCTTGGAAGTCTATGACTGCCGATGAGCAAGAAAAAGCCATAGAAGCCCTGTCACAGCATCTTAAATACTGGAAGATAAAAGAAACCGCTAAAGACTACATACCATATCCTGCCAGCTGGTTACGGGCTGGTCGGTATGATGACGAACTTGACATTGAACCCTTAAAGAAACCTGAATTGCCGTTTTACGCTACAGAGGAACTAACACTTAAAAAAGCACAAGAAGTAGGGGTAACTCCTTATGCTGGTGAAGGTTGGCAACAATTACGGGCAAGAATTAGTCAGAAAATAAAACAACTTGAAGAACAACTCTGATAATTATTTGGTTGAATGGTATATAGCAGTAGCAAAACGCAGGGGATGGCCTGAAGTTGTTAGATTGTTGGCCCAATACCCTGAAAAAGAAGAACGCATGAAGATGCTGATAAAGAAAAGATTAGGAAAATGAGAGAGATAGACCCCAATAAGTGCATAGACTTTATACTTGAAAACGCAGGTAAGTACGCACAAGCTAAAGGTGAATTAGCCCAGCTAGAAACTTTTAAAAGCTCATTAAAATCTATTATGATGAAAAAGTCAGGCGAACAAACTATTGGAGCACAAGAGCGTGAAGCCTACGCCAGCCAAGAATACCAAGACTTATGCAATTCTATTGGCACGGCTACAGAAAACGCAGAAAAGCTAAAGTGGGAACTAGAAGCCGCAAGACTTAGACACGCTACATGGCAGACTTTAGAAGTATCTAACCGCACACAAGATCGGATATTAAAATAATGTTAAAACTCACCGAAGAATTTTTAATCCTCAAGTTATTTTGCAAAATGTATGACGATGCCTTAAACCGCAAAGACTATACCCAAATGTTAGAGATTAGCGTAGACATTGCTGAATCTGCGGATAAGCTAGAACAAATGACCGTAGACCACATCAATGGCCACTAAGCATGAAAAAGAAAAATACCGAAAAATTGCTGAACTGGGATGCTCATTATGTAGGCATCAAGGCAATGAAGGAACGCCAGCAGAATTGCATCACATTAGACGAGGTGGCATACGAAGCCGCAGTCCAGTTATACCGCTCTGTACCTTTCACCATAGAGGGTCAAATACCAGTATTCACGGAATGGGCCGCAAACGCTTCGAGCAAGAATACGGAATCACGGAAGAACAGCTTTTGGAGAAAACGGAAAGTCTTATCAAGTGAGTAGCTGGTTAATCATTCTTACTGGTCTTATCTACCTATACATCGGGTTAGAACAAGGATTTAAGGGCAATATGCCTATGGCAGTTGTATATACAGGCTACGCATTTTCTAATGTCGGTCTTTACATTATGGCTAAATAATGTAAAATGGTGCAATGCAACATTTAATAGGAGATTGCTATGTTTACATTTGATGAGCAGATTAAAAAGTATGAAGAATTGGCAGACCGCACTAAGCAGATGTATGAATTTTGGTATAACTGCGTATTGTCTACTATGAAAGACTTTTACAAGTTTGGTAAGTAATTACAGTTCGTGACCGTCAAACCCTAGTTCTTGGCCCACAAGCATCTTTCTACGCTTAAATGTAGCATCGTGCAGATTCCATTTACCTGATTTATGTCGGGAACAATGGATCATTTCGTGAGCCATAGACCTAGTGACGGTATCGTAATGACCGCATTTTGCTTTAGATATACAAAATATATGCGGTCTTGCTAAAGATTCATCGTATTCGTAGGTTGCCATTACAGTATGGTCATCCACAATCCCAAAACGACATAATTCGCTGGGTGGCAAATCCCATTTTGTAAACGGATAGCACTTAGCAAGCGTTAAGTAAATACCCTCAAGAACTTTTGGTGTGATTTTCATACAGCGTGTATTTTCCCACGAAACTCGACTTCATCTTCACCCCAAACCCTAATCATTTCAGGTTGCAAAAGACGGCTTCTTTCAAAAGAAAGCATAACAAATCCGCTATTCCAATCCTTTGGGGTATCTTCTGTGTAGGCAAACTGTTGCCCGTTAGTATCTGCCAATGTTCCAGTTTGTACACCCCAGCGTGTACCGTTGTAATCTGATACTGGCATTACGCTTAAATGATGTGTATGCCCGCTTATAAAATTTACCCCGCTATTCAGGGAATTGGCTCTTGCCGCCCCGAATCCACCTTTCCACCGATGCTTGATGCAGGTATCTTCATTAACCCAAAATGACCAGCAAGGAAGCCACGCAGGGAAGTATTCTTTAAGAGTTGTACCCCTCACACCCTCAAACGCTGGAAGGTTCTCTATGATCCGCATTTCAAGCCTAGCATCGTGATTGCCCAACGGCCAATATAACTTAGCACCTTTAGCTACGGCTTCAATTTCACCTAAAAAGTATTGACAGGCTTCAAGTTCTTCCTTAACGGTTGGTATTTTGTCCCAATCACCTCTAGGAAAACGGCTAATTGAAGCCCCATCTAATGCGTCACCGTTACATACAATGGCAGTCGGTTTGTATTCTTTAATCATTTCTAACAACGCTTTAAATGCGGTTGTAGTTTGGTCAGGCCAAAAATGAGCGTCAGAAAACACAATAATGCGACCTTTTTCTAAATCCATGCCCCTACGGGTATTTCCTACTGTTTGTTCTGTTTTTTTGTAATCGTTTACTCGTTGATCTTTAAAGCTAGGAAGGGGTATTTGAAGTCTTGTTTCTATTGACCGTCTGCGGTTATATACTGCTCTTTCAGACATTGCATGGATTTTGGCAAAAGATAATGGAGAACCTATCTTGTTCCATTCATCTATAAATTGTTCATCCGTTAGATAATAGCCGCCCATTTATAACCTTTATAATGGTAAAGTTAGCTGATACTAATCTATTTTAATTGAAAATCAATGACATACG